CCCCGTTCTGGATCGGAGGCAAGTCAGGATGTTTGATGAACCGGAAGTCTTCGACCTTCCCCAGCTCGCCAGGGAGGGGTGCGCCCGAGGCATACTTCGAGGCGTCCTCGAAGCCAGCCAGGTCACGCACGTCTGGACTGAGATCGGAGTGCATATAGACGGCATAGCCCATGCGGACGGGTGTGGTGCCGTACTTGTCGCTGGCTGCCAGCATCTTGTTCACGGGCTTGCCGTGGTTCGCATCGATCGCCTTCACGATCTTCCGTAAGAGCGGCAAGGTGATCGGGCCATTGACGGTCGCCAAGGAGGTGCCGGTGCCGCTGTAGAACTGGTTCGTCCCGGCCTTGAGTTCACCGTAGATCTTGAGTTCGTTGACGAAGGCCACGCGCTCCCCGATCTGGATCTTCATTTGCGCGGGAATGTCGTCTTCGAAGAGATCGGCGGTCTTGTCGGTGTACCCGTAGAGGCAGCAATACTGCTGCATGACCACGGTAATATCGAGCGGCACGATGCTATCCGGTGGCGGTGTGACGCCTTCCTGTGTTTGATGGACCTGGACAATGGTGTTGCCACGATCGCCGTTCCCGTCCTGATAGAACCGGTTCTGGGTGTTGGCATTGGTTGCGGTCGCCCCATAGGGCAACCAGCGCCGGAAGATGATCGTATCGCTCACGTTCTTCGGCATACTGATCTGTGCCCCGAGCTTGGCGAGCATTTCCTCACAGACGGCGTGGGCCAGGATCTTGCCGGCGAACTTGCCGATCCGCTGGACGGTGGAGGTATAGGTTTGTACGGACATGAGAAACTCCTTTCACACAGTCACGCTCAGTGGACCGGCATGCCCATGTTCTTCATTTCTTGCCGGAACCCCGAGGCCATGCTGTTCTCTTCAGGGGGTGAGCCCGATGGCGCGACACCCTTGGGGGTGACAGACGCCGCCAGTCGAGCGGTACGTTCGTTGGGTTTCGGAGTCGGCACTCGTGGCTTCTCTGCCGTCTCCTCTTTGAATCGCGTGAGTTGCTTCGAAAGAAAGTCGGGATTGTTGCTATTGACGATCCGACGTCGAATCGGTTCAGGTTGCTTCTCCAGCCAGGCGGTAAACGGTGTCTTGAGATCCTTGAAGGCGGTCTTCCCATCGTCCTGATCGCCCCAGACGGTCTGACGCCAATCCGGGTGCTCTGAACGCAGGTCTGCCTCAGCATCTTTCTGAATCTTCTCGAACACGCGAGCCTCAGCTCGTGCCTCCGCTTGCGCGACGATCGCTTCGGTATCGACGGGTGCCGCATGGCCTCCGGTGCCCTTCAGCTTCCCCACGACTTTAGCGAGCACCTTCTTCGTGAGATCGGAGAACTCAGGGAACTCCGCCTTGAGATCTGCCATATCGTCGTCCGTGACCTCAATCGGTTTCCCGTCTGCGTTCTGCGCTTGGATCTGCTGGACCATCTGCTTGAGATGCCCCAACGTGCCGAAGCCTTCATCGAGCTTGCCCATTTTGCCTTGCAGCTTGAGCAGCTCGCTGAGTTGGTCCTCGGTGACTTGCGCGTATTTGACCTCCGGGACAGGCGGTTCGGATACGGCCGGAACCGTCTCCGGGATCACCGTGGCATCAGGGATCTCAGGTGTCGGCGTCTCCGTCGACTCCCCTTTGAATCCTTCGCCAAAGGCGGTGCGTTTGATCGCATCGAGTTCCGCTTCGGTCGCGGGAGATTCCTCGATGATGGGTTGCTCGATCGTGCCTGTCGTCATGGTCTTCGTCTCCTCGGCCATCGGCGTCTCCGTCAACGGCACTCGCGCACAAAAAAGAAAAGGCCACTCGTCTTCCCATCGGGAAGAATCAAGTGACCTTTGGCTCACACAAAAACGTGAGAGTAGGCGTTATGTTTTCAGTAGGGCGTCGAGTCGGTGTTTGACCTCACTCAGTTGTCGTTGCAATCCCGTCAACAGTTTCAGCGCCTCGACCACAAGGCGACGATCCTGCTCGCTCACCGGGACTCTAGGGCCAACAGCTTCTTGCATTCGCCAATCTCTCCACGCAGTTGTGCCGTCTGAATGGGATCAAGGTTGCCATCGTTCTTTTCGCGCAGGGTTTGCAGGCGTGCCGTCAGATGCGTTTTGATCTTGTTCCACGTCTCTGACTGTCGATCGTGGTTCGTCAATTCCATGGGTCATGCACTCCGTATACACACAATCGGTGGGGGTGTCAAGGATTGTGTCACGTCGTCTGCGTCTCGCTCTGCTTCCTCGCCAGGACTGCCGCGTGCAGACTATCGATCAAGCCCAAGAGCACATTGTAGTTGCCTTGATAGCCATATCGTTCGAGGAATTTCGTACCATCCACGAGGACTTGTTCGTTGGCCACTAGCGCATACTGCGGGAAGCGCCGACCGAGTTCTTTGGCGATCTCATCGAATGAAGCCAGTTGCAGCGCGCCGACTGTGGTCATAGTGTCATCGTCGCTTTCTCTTCTTGGATACTGAGAAGCGCGACACGAAGATGATTCATGGGGACTCCTTTCATTTCTCAAAACTTTGTCCAGCCGGCGCACGGCCAGATGGCTCTGTGGGTGGTTTCAAGGCTTCACCGGCTCGATCATGCGCGGCCAGCTCTTTCTGTGTTTGCAATTTCATGACAGTCCCGGCCAGTTCGGCCTTCACTTCGTCGATGCTGATTTGCCGCTTATTGGCATATTCCAGTTGCGCGAGTTGGAGCTTGAGCTGCAATTCCTCACGACGGTCCTGCGATTCCAGGTGTGTCTGCTCGGTCTGAGCCTGGACATAGGCCAAGTCCCTGTCGGTGTCCGCCTTCGACTTCTGCAAGTCCACCTGCGCTCGAATCTCTGCCGCTTGCACCACCGGGGCTTTCGGTGGAGGTGCCTGCGCCATCCGAGCCTGTTCTTCCTTAGTGTACTGAATGGTTTTGGGGTCCAGATGTTGCGACTTGAGCACTTCCCCGTACCAGAGCTTGGGATTACAGCCAAACGCGGGGTTGACCACGATGGCGCCTTGCTGTGCCAAGAACTGTGATTGAATCGCTCGTTCCATAATTGACGAGGCCCCTTGCGCGACGATCTGGAAATCGCCCTTCTTGTCGTCGGACACCTCGGGATCGAGTAACAGCCATTCGTAGAGATCGTCGACGTTCGGCTCGGTCACGCGCTCATCGACGTTCGCGGCCACTTCACGCAACAATTGATTGGCGTTGTTGTTCTGGAGTTCGGTCTGTCCCAGTGTGTCCGGCGTGCTCTTGCCAGAGAGGCCCTGCGTAATCAGCGGGATGTTGCAGGAGCTTTCCGCCACTTGGTAGGCGTGCATGATGATGGAGAGGAGTTGTGGAGTGACGTTCGGGATCGTGAAGATGCCAAAGACCTTGCGCACATCGTCGGAGATTTGGTCAGGCCGGAGGAACCAGAGTTTATCCCCGTAGATATCGAACGTATCCTTGTCTGCCGGATCGACCATGCCTTGCGCCATGACGATCTGTGAGCCCGCCGACACCCCGGCATTGTTCACCACCGCCCGTGTCGCTGCGTTCACGAGGTCTTGCGGCATGAAGATTTGTTCGGCCACGCCCACGCCCGCCCAATGGTCGGTGCGCGGCGTCCAGGGAATGACGCGGTAGGGGAAGTGCCCGGACTTCTCCAGTCCGTTCATGCTGCACCGAATCAGGCAATCGTTGACCATCGTGACGACCACGGACAGCCGCTCGCCTTCTCCTGGCAGCATCGCCGGATGATCCTTCGGCAGCGCCATGTATTGATTGATGATCTGCACATCGGCTTGCGTCATCCAGCGATGGCCATACCAGACCTCGAAGCGAGTATCCTTGAGCGGTTGATCGGTATTCGACCCGGCCATCTCGCGCTTGCCCGGTCCCTCGCGCACCACTTGATCGATCTCCCGCTCGAAATATCCCGGCAAGTCCTTGAGGGCCTTCAGTTTCTTTTCTGAGAGATAACTACGTTCCCACACGCTGGCGCCGTGATGAATATCCTCACCACAATCCGAATCGGGGAAGAAGTCCCACGGCGAGACCGCGCAAAACCCCGGCTTGAGTTCCTCGACGATCTGCATAGTGACGGTCTTGGTGGCAGGATCGGCAGAAACGGCTTTCGCCTTCCTAAGTTCAGGGAACGGACCTTTGAGCACACCGGCACCCAGCCGAGGCGCATCGCGCATCACCGAGCGCATGTGCTTGGTCCACTTGGCCTCGATCATCCAATCGTAGATGAGCGTTTCCGCTCCTTGTGCGGCCTTGTGTGCCTGCTCGATCTTCTCTTCAGCCAGATCCTTCTGGAGAATGGGAATGCCCGGTTGCGTCGAGGGAGGCGCGTTCGGATCGGGTGGCGGTGGCGTCAAGGGGTCGGCGTGATTGACCGGCGCGGTATCCTGCGGCTTGGGATCTCGGAGGGCCGGCGTCCCATCGGGGTGTGTAACCGGCGAGAGGTCGTCTTTCTGGAGGATCAGGGTCGGATCAGGCGTTTCATTAACCGAAAAGGACTTGGCGCCAGCCGCAAACAGAATCGAATTGATCTTGGCCGAGGCCGCATTGACGTACCGCGCCGTGAGGCGCTCGAAGGCGGTAGAGCGTGCCGAGCTGGCCGGTTGCTCGTTGCGCCGGAGTGGTCCGTCAAGGTCCGGTGGTTTACTGAACCGAGGACGCACGATCGCCGCTTGTTGGCCGGTGACTTCATCGACGGCAGCATAGTTATCCTCGCACTTCCGCCACACGTCCTCAATGCCAGAGAGTCGTCGACCATCGATGCAGCGTTTCCGGTCGGCCAGGAGGATCTGTGTCAGCGAGCGCATGTCCTCGGTCAGGCGTTCGGAGTGCGCCTGCTCGCCCATGCCCGCCTCTCCCTGATCGGGATAGAGTTCGGCCAGGACCGAGGGAGGGAGTTCGATGTCGTCGAGGAGGTTGTTCATTATCTCGCCCCCAATCGTCCCATGGTGCCCGTCGCCATCGGTGGCCGAGCCTGAGGATACACATTCCCTGCATCTTCGTTCGTCATCTGATCAAACACCAGCGCGGCATAGCCTGACATATCGGCGCCGTGACTGTACTGGTCGTGGACTGGCGTTGATGGCTCACCATGCTTCGGCACGTTACGACGATAGCGCTTCCAGCACTCGATGAGCTTGGCGCACTTGGTCTTATCGGCTACGACCTGCGGGAAGATCTGCCGGAGCGCATGAATCCGTGCCTCTTCTGCGTTCGGCACATTGGGCACCGGCTTGACGCGCCGGCCAAACGCCTTGACGATCTGGGCATCACTCTTCCCGGTCTGCCGTCCCTCGACCCAGCCATCCCACGGGAGGAAGTCAAAGCCCCAGTTGTACCGTCGGAGCTGCATCTCCGCGACAAACCAATCGACGGTCTTGTATCGCTCCTCAATATAGTCGATCACGCGCAGCTCTGTCCGGGACCGCTGAAACATCCCGATCGCCATATTATCGGTTTTATAGCCCATGTCCCAGACCGCGTGGACCTTCAATCGTGGATCGTAGGGCAAATGGCAGAGCCGATTTTCCGCTTGCATCCGAATCACGTCGCTGGCGTAGATCGCGCCAGGCAGCGCTGCGCGACATTTCCCCAGCCAGACATGCTCGTAATCGTCCTTCGGCTTCGTCGCCAGATCGTGCTTGCGCTCATCGTCCAGTTCTTTCGTGAGCCAGATGTTGTCAAGATAGGTGCTCTCGACACAGATGGCGCCTTCCGGAGGATTGACCACGAACCGGAGATAGGTTTCGTCGGTGTCGAGCTCGGGGTTGAAACTCACCCAGATTTCGCTGCCCTGTTTGCGAATCGTAGGAATCAGGATCTCCCACGAGAATCCGCTGACCGTTTCCGCTTCCTCGATCCAGACAATATCGATCCCCTCGAAGGACTTGATCGACTTGACTGTGTGTTGCGCAAGGCCTTGGAACAGGAAGAGACTGCCGTTGACGCCAGTGATTTCGTTGTCGGTGACGTCGTAGAGGTGTGTGAGACCTAACTCCTCGATCTGATCCTGTAAGAGTTTGTGAACGGAATCTTTGATGGACTTCTGCACCTCCCGCGTACACAGGATGCGGAGGCGTTTCTCTGAGGCGAGAATCAGGAGGGCGCGAGCATACTGCCATGACTTCAGGCCGCCCCGGCCTCCTCGGGCAATCTTGTAACGATGGGGTTCGAGGAGAAAGGCAAACTTCCGATGCAATTGAATCGTCGTGGTCGTCTTCATCCCACCAGTTCCACAATGAGGTGATGCTCAATCGGTCCCCCATCGGCGCCGGTATGTTCCACGGACGCGAGCCTGGCATGACAAAAGGGTGCGGCAGCTTGCGCGGCAGCGAGCGTGCGTCGATCCCAGGATTGATAGCGGGTACAGAAATCGAGACTAGATTCATCGAGGCGCCGTTTTGGTTCCGCCTGTCGCATCGTTCGCAAGAGGAAGTCGAGCGGCATTTCGGCACCGGACTTCATCAGCTCGACGACATGATCCTTGATCGCGGCAGTCGCTTTACCACGCGAGCCCTTCGGGCGCCCACCGAGGTTCTTTCCGGGCGCCTTCTTGCCTGGAACGGCCCGTTTCTTCTTGGCAGTTTTCATCAGTTTATTTACTGGCCGATCGCTGCTTCAATTCCTTCATCTTGCAGACCGTGACGGACAGGACTTGCT